ATTGTCAACATGTATCATCTGTATAACATAAATATAAGTTATACATATGATACATATGTATCAAATGTATAGTGTATGTATCAATGTTTTTTGGTGGTTTGATACATACGCGCGCCTATTAATGGCGGGGCTTGTAGCTTATATGTATAATATGTATTAGTAGTTATTATATAAAAAAATTATAAATATATATATATAGAATATTTGTAGAGAATTTCAGCCAGAAAATGTTACCAGCTACCAGCCGAAAAACATTGGCCATTTGATACATAAACTCTACAGCCCCCGAATAATCGAGGTTTCTTATGTATCAAAGTTATACATAACCAAAGCTAGTAAAAAAACTCCGCTTCCTTTATGTATCAAATGTATAGTTTAATTTTACTCCATACATGTATAAGGCGGTTAAAATGATTAAATTAATAGATTTACGATATGCAAGTAAAGAACATCTGGCGAATGATTTGCAAGCATTACAACTTAGACCAAAACAATACACTGCAGCTCTGTTATGTTTACGCCAACATATAGGCTCAAGAATAATTATTAAGCAGCGTAAACAAGCTGGAACGCTTTACATTGATATTATTAATAATGGTGTACAGCTCCCAATTCAATATGAATGATACATAAATCAAAAACGTGACATAAAACGTGTACTTTTATAAATCACCGATGCAAAACATTAATGATAACAATAACTTGCAAGCCAATTCAGGTCCGGCTGTCGGTCTTGAATGGCTACCTGGCCTAATACTCAAACCCTAAACTGTATAAGAATCAATAACATAGACTAGAATGGTGTATTATAACGTAACATGGCATGGTTGATGGGGGGTATAAGGGGGATTTTGAACCGTCCGTCGCCCATGTCCGCCCCCCAAACTAAATTTTTTTTTTAAAATGAAAATTAAGCCTCCCAATAAATTTTTTTTAAAAATGAAAAGTACCCCCTTAAAAATTTTTATGAAAAATTTCAGTGAAGATGTAAAAAACTTTACTACTAAATGGAAATGATGTTAAATACAACTTTACACAAGGACAGACGATGATTTCGATCCCCTTCACTCCAAGAGAAGTGCAAGCCACCGAACGGCGTTTGCAACAAATATATGACGCTGCCGCCTTGGGGCTAAAAGGTGACAAGTTAGCCTTAGCCGCAGGAATGTTACCCTCCGAATATCGACAGTTATGTCAACTCGACCCTGTTGCTGAAATGGCAGCTTTAAAAGGTGCAGCCGATGGAGAATTGGAAGCGTCAACTCAGTTAAGAGAGGCTGCCAGAAACGGTGACGCTAAAGCGGCGCTGTCAATCCTGCAACACGCTCATGGGTGGACTGCCAAGCAAGAAATATCCATGTCAATTGAAACTATCAATATACAATCCGCCCTAGACGAAGCGCGTAGTCGCGTCATGGAAAAGATGGTAGTCGACGCTCCACTCACGCTAACCAAGGACATTAATGGCACAACAACCAATATACCGACCAGACGAAGAACAAACGCTGATGGTGGAGTTATGGTCGCCAAAGATAGCGGATGATCCCGAAGCGTTTGTGCTGTTCGTATTTCCTTGGGGGAAGAAGAACACCCCGCTAGAACACTTTCACGGGCCAAGGAAATGGCAACGCGAAGTGCTAAGGGATATTGCCAACCACATTAAGGAGAATAAGGGCGAAATCGATATGTCAACTCTACGGTCTGCTGTCAGCAGCGGGCGTGGTATTGGTAAGTCTGCGTTAGTGGCGTGGTTAATATTGTGGATGTTGACCACACGAGTCGGCTCAACGGTGATCGTGTCGGCTAACTCGGAGTCTCAGCTAAAGTCCGTGACCTGGGGTGAACTGTCACGTTGGTACGCCATGTCGATCAACACCCACTGGTTTGAACTATCTGCTACTAAGATGGCTCCGGCTACATGGTTGACCACGCTGGTGGAAAATCAGTTGAAGAAGGGTACACGGTATTGGGGCGCAGAAGGGAAACTGTGGAGCGCAGAGAACCCTGACAGTTATGCGGGTGTTCACAATCATGACGGAATGATGCTGATCTTCGATGAAGCGTCAGGTATTCCCAATGAGATATGGTCGGTAGGAGCTGGTTTCTTTACTGAGAATATCCTTGATCGGTATTGGTTTGCTTTTAGCAACCCTAGACGAAATGAAGGGTACTTTTTCGAGTGCTTTCATGGTAAGCGAGCGTTTTGGAAAAGTCGGACAGTGGACGCAAGAACTGTCGAGGACACCGACAAGCAAGTGTATGAGCAGATCATTGCGGAATACGGTGAAGATTCCTCCCAAGCACGAGTGGAAGTGTACGGTGAATTTCCGTCAGCCGGAGAGGATCAGTTCATTTCGCCTGACATTATTGAAGATGCGTTTCAGCGTCCTCAATATAAGGATACGACTGCTCCTATTGTTATTGGTGTCGATCCTGCACGAGGTGGTGCTGATTCAACGGTGATTGTGGTTAGGCAAGGGCGTGACATCATCAACATCAAGCGCTACTCCGGTGAAGATACGATGGCGATTGTTGGGCGGGTGATTGAGGCGATTGAACAGTACCGCCCCACACTGACGGTGATCGATGAAGGAGGGTTGGGGTATGGTATTCTTGATCGACTGGTGGAGCAACGGTACAAGGTCAGGGGTGTGAATTTTGGTTGGAAGGCGACTAATGCTATCATGTGGGGCAACAAACGTGCTGAGATGTGGGGAACCATGAGGGATTGGTTGAAAACTGCCAGTATTAAGGAGGATAGGCAACTGAAGTCAGATTTAATAGGGCCTATGAAGAAACCTAATTCGTCAGGTACAATCTTCTTAGAAGGTAAGAAAGAAATGCGGTCTAGGGGCCTAGCCTCACCTGACGCAGCGGACGCATTAGCGGTTACTTTTGCTTTTCCTGTCGCCCAACGCGAACAACGGGAGCAACGCGAACAACGACCAAACAATTCATCCGGGGGCAGTGGTGGTTCTTGGATGGGCGCTTAACATTTTAATAGTTTAGGAATTATGATGGCAAATTTAGATACAGATTCGATAATGGCGTCCTTTGAAGAAAGTGAAGCTACTGAAGAAACCTTAGACCAAGATCAAATGGATGAAGATACGCTAAAGGACATACGCGAACGCTTTAGTTCAGCTATAGAGTTTACGGCTACAAATAGACAGGAAATGTTGGATGACATTCGTTTTGCACGCTTAGGCGATCAATGGCCTGAGTCTGCAAAGTATGACCGTAATCGCCCAGGTAAAGAAAGACCAATGCTGGTCATTAACCGTTTGCTTCAGTACCGTGATCGAGTGGTCAATGAGATTCGTCAGAACACGCCGAGTATTCGTATTCGTCCGGTCAACGATGAAGCCGATCAGGAAACAGCGGAAGTGTTGCAAGGGCTGATTCGTCACATTCAGGACAACAGCAACGCGGGTATGGCTTATGATACGGCTGTGGAATCACAAGTGGATATGGGTGTTGGCTATGTGCGTATCCGTAACGACTGGGCTGACGATTCTAGTTTTGACCAAGAGATTTACATTGACCGTATTCCCGACCCCTTTAAGGTGTACATGGATCCGCACAGTAAATCACCGGATGGTTCTGATGCCGAATGGTGTATTTTAGCTGAAGAAATATCTAAAGATGAATTTGAGCGCTTGTACCCTGGTGTTGAAGAAACGCATTTTGATGATGCGGGGAATGGCGATGCTCAAGGTTGGTTTACCAAGGACAGTGTTCGTATTGCTGAATACTATTATATAGAGCATGAAGAAGTTGAGATAACTGACCCACAAGACCCTTCACAAGTGCGTATAGCTGATAAAAAACGCTGTATGTGGTGTAAGGCTACTGGTGATACTATTTTAGAGCGTGGTGAGCTTCCTACGAAGTTTATACCTATTATTCCAGTTATTGGGCATGAATTATGGCTACAAGGTAGACGCTATTTATCAGGATTAATCCGCAATGCTAAAGATGCTCAACGCTTGTATAACTATTATCTATCTGCTAATGCTGAAAATGTCGCTTTATCTCCTAAAGCTCCATTTATAGGCGTAGCAGGGCAATTTGAAACTGACCCTAATTGGGGGAGGGTAAATAAAGAATCAGTCGCATACCTTGAATACGACCCTGTATCGATAGCTGGAACACCTGTTGGCTCACCTCAACGGGCGATGCCTCCTCAATCTAGCCCTGCGATCATGCAAGCTATTCAATTAGCTGAAAATGACATTATGCAAAGTATGGGGATTTACCAACCAACGCTAGGCGCTCAGTCTAACGAAACGTCCGGTAGAGCCTTGTTATTGAGGCAAAAACAAGCTGATATTAATACATTTCATTATCAGGACAACTTATCACGTTCAGTGCGTCAAATTGGCCGTGTTGTGTTGGATATGATTCCTAAAGTCTATGATCGTCCTAGAATCGCCCGTATCTTAGGTGAAGATGGAACGCCAAGAACTGTTCAGCTTAACCCTAACATTCAAACGCCGTCAGCTAATACTGAAAATAGCGCTATCGATTCGATATTCAATCCAACTATTGGGCGTTATGACGTGGTTTGCGATGCTGGCCCTTCTTATGCAACTAAACGCGATGAAGCTGCCACAATGATGTTGACTTTAACCCAAGCAAATCCAGCATTATTTAATATCATCGGCGATTTGATGGTAAAAAATATGGATTGGCCGGGAGCTGAAGAAATTAGTAAGCGCTTACAAGCAATGTTACCTCCACAATTGCAAGCTCAAGCTAAGAGCGGGGATAAAATTAACCCTGAAGTTTTACAAGCACAACAAATGATGGATCAATTAGCAGGGCAAATGGAGCATATGAGTCAAGAAATAGCTCAACTCCGTGACCAACGCGCGATTGAACTTCAAAAACAAGAACGTGAATGGTTTGAAGCCCAAACTAAACGTATGGATGTGGAAGGTAAAATTATGATGACTGATAGCCAATTACAGGCTGCGGTTAGAGAGAATTTAACATTAATGATGGGGATGGGAACTCAAGAATTAGTAGAAAATAATGCAGAATTTGAACGATTAGAAATGCAAGCAACTGAACCCCCCATGCAACCTCAAGGCCAATCCCCACAAGGCCAAGCCCCACAAGGTCAACCTATGCGACCAGGCGCTATGCGGAAGGAGCCAGATATTGCAGCATTAACAAGCGAAGCTAAACCAGGAGAATCTATATGAGCGATGAAATTGAAATTGAAAGTCCAGTAGAGGTTCAAGAAGTTGAATCTGAAGTTGAATCTGAAGTTGAATCTGAGGCGGTAGAACAGTCTGAAGAAGTTGCCAAAGCTGATCCTTGGTATAAAAAACGGATTGATGAACTGACTAAAGATAAGCATGATGCCAGAAGGCAAGCTGAACGCTTAGAGCAAATGCTTGAAAAACAAGAGCAAATCCTTAGACAGTATTCACCTAAACAAGAGCAACAAACGCCTTCATTAGCACCGCCTGATCCGTCACAATTTGCTGGTGGTCAGTACGATCATCGGTATATGGATGCAATGATGCAATATACCCGTGAATCTGCGGTTATGGAGGCTAAACAAGCAGTTGCTCAGGAATATGAACAAAGAGCAAGAGCGCAAACACAGCAAGCTGCACAAGCGAAATTAGAAACTGCTGAAGCCGCAGCTCGTGTTAGATATGCGGATTATGATTCAATTATTGAAAGAATCACTTCCGATCCAATACTGGCTCAGAACCAGACTATTAGAGAAGCTATATTAGGAATGGAAAATGGCCCTGATATAGCTTATCAATTAGGCCGTAATCTTGATGTCGCCTATGAAATATCTAATATGTCACCTATACAAGCTGGAATGAGATTAGCTTCAATTATAAGACAAGACGCTAAATCAAGTATAGCGCCTAAACCTATTAGACCGATTAACGGTACGGGCGGCGCTGTGAACAACACTAAATCCTATGCTGAAATGTCTACTTCAGAATATATAGCTGCTCGTAATGCTGAAGATAGAGCAAAATTAGTTGCACGTATGAAACGATAACCTCACTCACCGCCAATAAAACCTATTGGCGGTATTTTTTATGTACATCTTAAATAGTTTATGTTATATAATATCCCCACGTCTATTTAAGCTTTTGCCTGCTTAGATAGTTAGGCAACCTCAGTACAGATAATTCGAGGGATTGGCTCCCATCTGGAATAAAATCAGGCTAAACACCTTTTTCTTTTCATTTGGAGTATATAAATGGCTAATCAGCTGCTTACCATAAGCATGATTACAAACGAAGCATTGCGGGTCTTGACCAACAGCTTAGTTTTTACTCGTGCAATCAGTCGTCAATATGATGACAAATTCGCTATTGAAGGCGCAAAAATCGGTACTACCATTAACTTGAGAAAACCTCCTCGTTATGTTGGTAGATCAGGCCCTGCACTTCAAATTGAATCTTCTGTTGAAACTTACGTTCCATTGACTCTGAACACTCAGTTCGGTGTTGATATGGCGTTTACAACTCAAGATTTGAGCTTAAACATTTCTGACTTCTCTGACAGATTTATCAAACCAGCTATTGCGGCAATTGCTAACAAGATCGATTATGATGGTCTGCAACAATTCCTAAACGTATATAATATGGTTGGTACTCCTGGTCAATTGTCCGGTACACCAACTCAAGCTCAGTCTTTAGCTACAATCTTAGCTGCTCGTGCTAGATTGAACCAAGAAGCTGCGCCTGTTGATGAACTCCGTCACATTGTTGTCGATCCTACTATTGATGTTGGTCTAGTTTCTGGTTTGACTAACTTGTTCAACCCACAAGGTGTTATTTCTGAAATATTCAAGAAAGGCGCAATGGGCGACAGCACTTTAGGCTTCAACTTTGCAATGGATCAAAACGTAGGTAACTTTACTTCAGGAACTTTCATCGTTGGTACTGATACAATCGCTGTAGCTGCACAAGCTGGCGGTGCTGTTCAAACTAACGCTGCAACAACTTTTGGTTTAACTGCTACTATTTCAAACGGTAAAACATTAACTAAAGGTACTGTTTTCACAATACCTGGCGTTTATGCTGTGAACCCACAAAACCGTCAATCAACTGGTACACTGCGTAATTTCGTAGTAACTGCGTTGACTACTGGTACTGGTTCTTCACAAACTGTTCAAGTATCACCAACGCCTGTCTTTAGTGGTCAATTCCAAAACGTAACTAGCACTGGCGGTACTATTGCTTCTGGCAATGCTACTGTACTTTCTGGTTCTGCTGGTGCAAGTTACGCCAACGCTATCGCTTTCCATCGCGATGCTTTTGCTCTTGGTACTGCTGATCTGTTATTGCCACAAGGTGTTGATATGGCTGGCCGTGCGTCTGCTGATGGTATGTCAATTCGTTTGGTTCGCCAATACGATATTAACTCTGACCAATTGCCGACTCGTCTTGATGTACTTTATGGTTTCAGCACAGTTTATCCTGAGCTGGCTTGCCGTATCACTGGTTAATAGGAGTTTAAAATGAGTAATCCCGGCCCTAATGTAGTTGCAGTTACGTCAATACGTGCTACAGCTATTGTATCGTTAGCAGTAACTCCTGTTGCGGTTTTAACTATCACAACTGCTGAACAAGATTTTACTCTTGCTGGCGTTGCGGTAGGTGATTTTGTATCCGTATCAACTACAGCAGCTCAAACTGCTGGTGTTGCTATAGCGGGTGCAAGAGTAAAATCTGCTAACACTATCAGTATCACTTATGTAAATCCAACTGCGGCATCTAAAACGCCTGCTGCGGATACATATTTAGTTCAAATTGTCCGTTCTTATCCTGTTGTTACTGACTTCATGTCAACTTCACCAAGTAACTACGGCGCAATTCCAGCTAATAACCCATAGTAAGTTGAAGGTGGGGGGTAAAATCCTCCACCTTTCCTTTAAGGTGAAATATGGCAATCGATTATCCATGCTCGATGCACAAAGACTCATACGCCAATTCAACAACTGCTGTTGATGAGCAAGAATATAAAGCTTTATCCAAGGACGGATGGCTTACTTCCCAAGAATGGGATGATCGGGGTAAAGCCCCTAAAAAACGTATTAGAAATACCCCATTTGAGGAATAACGAATGTCTAGCCTAGCGAATCAGCAACAAAATTTATCCTTTCCAGGCTTATTGCAGGTTCCTGGCGGCATAACTTCAACTTTGCAACAAGTTCAAGATGGCGATGGAAATGTTACAGGCTTAAGTTTAAGCTCTGCTGGTGCATCTGTTACTACATCAAGCACTTTTCAAGCATCTAAAAACGGCACTACCATAACTGGTGCATTACCAAGATTAATCAGCGACGGCTTTGGCGATTTTATAAGTGTTAAAGACTTTGGCGCTACAGGTGATGGTGTTACGGATGATACAGCGGCTATATCTTTAGCTATAACATCGAATAGAACCGTTCATTTCCCTGCTGGTACTTATTTAATTAGTTCTCGGATATATAAAAGTGCATTATCAAATGTAAGATTAATTGGGGATGGAACCGGAGCTACAACAATAATATGCGACCCATCTGCTAATTTTACAAACTCTCCCCTAGCTTTTCAATCTTGCACAAATGTTTGGATAGAAGGTATAACTTTTGACCAACAAGATAATGCGTCTTTGTCAGCAGTTAGGTCTGTAATAATTGCATCGCAAACTAATTATTTTACTTTTATTAATAACGCTATAAAGCGATGGACATATGGTGGCGTTGCTATTGAGTCATCATTATACTTTAATATCAGTAATAATAATTTTACTAAGACGACAACCATAAATTCATTTAACTGTTCTATTATTGTTTCATCTGCTTTAAGTAATAGTAGATATGGAATGATTAATAATAACTTCTCGCAATACGCAGGATTTATAGTTAGGGGGGTGTCAATTACTATTGAAAATAATATTGTAACTGGCTCAACCTACGGGGGAGGGCTTGGCTTAGGCGCGGATTTAACCAGCACTACACAAGGTAAATATATTGTTCGCAATAATAACTTTTCAAATTCAGCAGGTATAGATACAGATGGAACTTATTGCTGTGGAATGGAAGTAAGCGGAAATGAAAATATAATTTCTGGAAATATTTGTGAACAAAATAATGGTGTTGGTATCGCCATGTTTGGCTATAAAAACATTGTGTCGAATAACTCTTGCAACGACAATGGAGCTTGTGGAGTAACTGGATATGAAACGGGCATATCTCAATATCGTTTGCCAGCGACATATGGAAGTTTCAATTCATTTATAGGCAATACATGTTGTGACTTAGGCTCAGGGACTCAGAAATATGGGTATTATGAACAGACTCCTGGAGTTGTTGGAAATTTATTATCCGGAAATAATTTTTCTAACAATGTAACGGGTGACATTTATGTGCAATCAACCAGCGGATATTATGAAACACAAGGGTGGACATCATACACACCTGTCATGACATCTAGTGTAGGAGCTATTACAACAATAGGTACTTGTACAGGTAGTTTTAAACTTATTGGCAGAACAGTATTTTTTGAATTTAATTGCCCCATAACAACCAACGGTACTGGAGCAGGGTTTATCAGCGTTACATTGCCTAAAACAATGGGTAGTAATAGTGGCCGATTTGCTGGAAGGGAGAGTGGCGTAACTGGAAACATGCTGCTTGGATATGGAGGCGGTGGAACTGCATGTCGGGTAACGTTATATGATTCAACTTATCCCGGAGCTGACGGTGCAGTTATATCTGTTTCTGGCACGTATCAAACAACTTAATAAGGAAGTAAAATGGCTTTATCTAAAGACTTAACATTATCAGCATTTAATCAAGATGTGATAATTAAAGATGCATATATCAAAATAGATTCAATTTTTGGTGATAAAAACACTATTACTTTAAATGTTGGGATATATCAACTACCTGAGAAGATTGAACTAACCAGAAAAGGTTTTTCTTTTACTCAAGATTTAGACGGAAAAAATGTGATTGCTCAAGGCTATGAATATCTTAAGACTCTACCTGAGTTTTCTGATGCTGTAGATTGCTAGATAAATTTTAATAGAGAATATTATGGCTAGATATTTTACGCTTGATTTAGTCCCTCAATTAGGGGGGCAATTAGGTTTGATTTCCGCTGGAGTGTTCTATGCGAACACCTCCTCTGCGGTAGCGATCTTTGAAGATCAGGCGATGACTACTCCTATAGCTAACCCTATCGTAATATCTAGCGGCTATAATATATCTTTTTGGGTAGCTGATGGCGTTCAAGATTACGACATTCAGTTGATAGGGGGGAATCTCATATCAACGGTTTTCATTAATGATATTTGGACTCTCCCTGCACCAATCTGGGGTAATTTATCAGTATTTTGGAGCAATCAACCTAATGTTTGGGCTTACATAACCCCTTACACTGTTGCTGTTTCAATGGTCAGCAATGTTGGTCAGCTTTATACAGCTAATGATTTAGTACGCGCTGCAATGCGATTAATTCAAGTATCTTCAGTAGATACTGATTTAACTGCAAATGAGCTTAAAGACGGTATAGAATCACTTAACCGTATGCTTGATTCGTGGTCTGCTGATGAATTAATGCTTTATCAGATCACTAGAGAAACATTCCCTTTATCCTCTGGTACTAACCCTTACACTATAGGGCTTGGGGCTATGTGGAATACTATCAGGCCAAGCCGAATAATAGATGCTTACTTTACTATTTATACCGGAAGTATTCCTGTTGATTATCCCATGCAAATTATGGAATGGGATGACTATAATTCTGTAAGACTTAAAAGTTTACAAACTAATTTCCCAGGTTATTTATTTTATGATAGAGGTTTTCCTATCGGAAATGCTTATATCTACCCAATATGTTCATCAAGTAATGAAACGATTACTTTGACATCTTGGAAGCCCTTTACGGTTGTTAATGACCCTACTGCGTACATTAGCCTTCCTCCGGGCTATTGGGAAGCTATAGTGTTTAATTTAGCTATTCGTATTGCTGAAGAATACCAATTTGATATTAGACAAACTTCTGTTGCATTAGCTCAAAATGCTATTAAACGCATTAAAAGAATTAATCAACGAACTCCTACCCTTAGTACGGATGTAGCGCTTATGAGTACCAGCCAAATGAGATACAATATTTATAGCGATGGGTATGGACGATAATGCCAGAAGCCATTGTACTACCTATATTAGGGGCTGGCATAGCTGGGCGATCTAAAGCTGTTTCTGCTCAAAAAAGACAGAATCTTTTTCTTGAGGTTAAACCAGAAAAAGATAAAACAAATTTAGCCGCCTATCCCACACCAGGACTAACATTATTTGCTAATGCGGGTAAAAACCCTTCACGCGGTTTATGGTGGTTACAATCTTTAAATTTACTCTACTCGGTAAATGCTAACAAGTTAATAGAGATTGATAAAAACGGTGTAGTTACTGAAAGAGGAACGCTTTCAACGGCTGAAGGCACAGTATCCATTTCAGATAACGCTCAACAAATTATAATTGTAGATGGTGAAAACGGCTATATTTACGAGCCTAAAACCCTTCAATTAAGCTATACCTACCCCGCTAATTCCGTTTCAAATGTTTATAGCCGTACCGGATTAACTATCACTGTAACAGGGTTTGTTAATGCTGGAATTGCCGGAGATACTGCTACCGTTACTACTGATGGCGGGGATGTACTTTCAGGAGCCTATACAATTGCTACAGCTACACAAGGCAGTTGGACGTTTACTGTTGTTTTACCCTCATTGCAAACCCCAATTCTAGCAACTGCTTTAGTAGCAGGATCAAAGTATGTTGTTTTAACATTGGGTACATCAGATTTTACTATTGCAGGCGCAGCAGCTAACGTATTAGGCGCTGTTTTTACAGCTACTAAAGCGGCTACTGGCACAGGCACAGCGGTTCCAGCAACTATCGATGTTAATGTTCCCGCAACATCTTTAGTAGCGGGGCAAAAATATATAATTTTAATTATTGGTACTACAGATTTTACGCTTTATGGCGCTGCAACCAATACTGTAGGCTTAGAATTTACTGCTTCAGTTGTAGGTTTAGGCA